AAGATAGTGACTTGATGGATTGTTTCTTCTACCAAATATTGCACCACATGATTTTATGTGATCGCTTGTAAATCTTTTTACGACAGGGTTATCAATATCAAAGTCTATGTATTGATCGAGTCTAAGTCCTATCTGTTTTGTTGCGTGTTCTATTCTCCATTCTTCTTTCGTAACTTTAAAATCAGGATCGGACCATTTTTCGACCACAGCCTGCTTTGTATCGCAGGGTATAATCACTCGTCCCAGATCTATCCAATCTTCATACGTAACCGGTGCTTTGATTATCTTCTCATTCATAAATTAAAAGTGGGCGACTCCACTCTCGCTTCGACGCCCACTACCTAGGATCTTATAAATTTAAAGATTTTTTAGTTTGTTCCTGAGTTTCAGGTTTTGCTTCTATCTCACCCTTACCTACAGAATCTGCAAAAGATTTTGCCATGTCATAGATACCTTTATCTGTAACTGGTCCTACCTTTG